ATCAATAGGAATCGGCTGTCTTCTTGCAGAAGAAGAGTCCGATATGTAAGTAGGATTTAAATTAATTTGCATCCAACACCCCTATCTATTATTTATGACCTATTGCAACCCAATTGACATTTATTTGATAATTATTTAACCACTGGCCATCTTTTGCAGATCCCCAAGCAGTTTTGTTAGCATTGGTGATTCCAGACTTTCTTAATATAATTTGAAAAGATGACTGGTTAACAGTTCCAATATTTACTATAACGTCTTGAACATTGATATTTGTTAACGATGTTGTTGAAGCTTGAGCTATAACAATTGGACCATTTGTATCTGTGAATGGTACTGTAAAATTAATTGTTTTAGAATAATAATAAGCATTTGAAGCAGAGTTAAATACCGCACCGTCTGCAACGCTCATGGTACTTTGTCCGTACATAACCTGTTGTGAAGATATATCAAACTGAGTCTGTGTTGTATAGTTATTAGTGCTAGTAGATGCGTACACGCTTCCAAAGTTATTTGTAATAGCCGAAATATTATCGCTATGCTGATTTACCACGTTAATAATCTGGTGGATTGTTGGTAGATCAATGATCTTTGGGTCTGATATCTTAATGTATGCCACTTTTTCTCCTTATGTTATATAAATTATACCATTTTATTGGTTTATTTATTAATTCCTCTATTTAACATGTTTAATGTTAATTTGGTGGTTAATCCATTGTTATATGTATTTGATACAGAATGAACTAAATATTTTTGAGAATTGATGCCCATTAAAGGATAGGTTAAACCAATTACATCCCCCACCTCAATTAAAGGATTACCAAATATGCTTAGCGTTACATCTTTAGAGAAGTTATCCAACCCCGCACTAATAACCTTTAAAAGCTTTCCAGCAGCATCCTTAGACTGTATAAAGGATGAGTCTAGTTGAACCACCTCTCCCACATTGCCAGGGTCTGTAACGACTTCTATTATTTCTGGATCGGACGGAACAACAATTTCATGGGTCCAAAGGTTTAAATTAACTACAAAAGCATTAAGCTCATCTGAATCCTTTTTCAAATAAACCATATGTGAGCTATTATTAACAATAGCAAATTTAGCTCTAAAACCAGTATTAATTGGAGTAGAATACGATGCAGAGTATTCATCAACTATTTGATGTTGAAGGAATTGCTGCTCAATTAAAGTGTTTCCTGGATAATAAAACCAAGCATATTCTACTGGCAATATATCTACAGATACAGCTGCTCCGTTTGTATACTGAACATCATAAGTATTTATTCCTACAATTTCAGGTTGGGTCTGCATCACATATTCTTTATATGCAGAAAATGTTCTTTGTCCTTGAATTAATGCATTTAAAAATTCACGGTCTTGGAAATAATAATTAACGCTTCTTTCTTTTAATGATTTTTGAGATGCATAAATTTCTCTTAAATAACCTACATTAGATTTAGCTTGAAAATCTAATGTAGCTGGATATGGGACGTTATCATTTGGACCAGTTAAAGCGGGAGGATTCGCTGAAAAGAATGCTCCAAACTTTGCATTTGCATTTCTAGTTGGAGTTATAACAACTTTTTTTCTTAATCCAGTAATACTATTTTTATCTGTGCTGACCCACCCAGATCCCGATTTTACTTGCCATCCTTGAATTTCAAAGTTATTTAAAAATACCGAAAACACAAATCCATTTCCAGTCAAATTACCGCTGGCATCGTAGGTGGATTGACCTGCTGGGCCTTCGCCATCTTCAACGTTATTAAAAGAAACCAAAGAGAATCTAAGATGAAAAGCTTCGTGAGGATCTCCGTAAAGTAAGTATGCATCAGAACCATCTGATTTTGTTGGAGAAGGATTCTTTTTATAAAGCTTTTCAAAGTTAGAAAGTATATTTGAAACTGTTCCCGTTACATTTGAATAAGCAACTATAGATGCTGCACCACTGATTACTTGATAAATTATTAATCCATATATATAATTTGGATTCAATGTTGCGTTAATATTTGACTGTACCAATTCAACAAAATAAGCACCTTCCATTGAAGAAGAAGTTGCATTAAAGAATAGGCCTCCAGAGCACAAATTATTAGTTCCGTTTAATCCAATTTTTACAGAATACGTATTGTATCCAAGGTCAATATCATTTGTTGGATAAAAAATAACTTTATCGGTAGAATCTGGCTTACCCTCAATATAATAATATGGAAGCTGGCCTTGCGGTGTAGTTGTGCTATTTGGATCAGGTTGTGTTGTAGATATAGAGTAATTACCCGATTGAGCAGCTACTCCGTAACTTGAATTAACTATTGCAGCTGTTAGGCCTTTGCTATTTAAATCACTTATTATAGTATGTGGAGCAACATTAGTTCCAAACATTCCTCTATTGATATTTGTTATTTTTCCAGTAGGAGTAACTTTAACATCGTAATCCAAGCCTTTTGATACCCGCCCCTTTGTCCAACCAGATGTCATTGAATCAGTTGATCCAGTTAATAAAGTAAAGGAATTATTTCCAACCGCTATTATTTGTCCAGATGTGTTTAAAGATTCTGGGCTCATACCACTTACCGAAACTAAATCCCCAACACTAAAAGAATTTGTAGGATATAAAACTTCATATGCTGGATTTGTACTTACGGTGTAAACAGTTGCATCATAAGTTTTTCCTTTGCTTGTTGCCGTAGAATGTGATGCACCACTAATTAATCCTACGTTTGGGATAAGACCAACCTGGTTATCTTTGATGAACTTATTGATTTCAGAAGCTAATTCTAAATCACTTTTAACAGAAACTGTCGTGCTTATGGAAGAGTTTGATGCTTGAGAAATAGTGTACTCTTTATAAACAAAAGAAACAATTTCATCTTCAATTACTGCGTACCCATCATTATTTAAATTAAATGTGTGAAATGAATCTAGCAAATCAGATTGATTAATACTAAAGCTGTTATCGGTAACAGACATTGGAGCAGCTAAATAATTTAATCCAACTGAATCAACACTTTGCTGCGACCAAACCACGTCGTTGCTTGTTGTATAAATATAAGACGGACCAATTTTAACATCTGCATTAGTAACGTTTTGTAAAGATAAAGATTGTTTTAGTTTTGGTGTTTGATATCTTAAAGATATTTTGCCTGGCTTGGATTTGTTATTTATAGTATAACCATTTTGCAAAACAATATTTTGATCTAAATCAAAATTTGTAGAACTTTGCTGAAGCTTTAATATATTAGACAAACTTAGGAATTTCATAATTCCGTAATTGTCTATATATGCACCAATTTGATACGGTAAGAAAATTTGATTTAAAGCATCAACTAGAGTTGAATCTTTAGAGTTACAGAAATAGTAATCCATATTTAAAGGTGTATTTGCATCATAACAAACACTATACAAAGAATCAATATCGTAATCTGTGAATCCGCTAAGATCCAATATATTTGATATAACATCAAAAGCATCTTTGAAGTTAGCAACATAATCGGTAACTGGGGTTGACTGTAAATATCTTGTTATGTCATAACATTGAACTGATATTGTATCTATATCATTTTCTTGCCAAGTATCAGAATACCAAACCCCGCCTGGTATTATTTTATTAACTGGCTGATCAGCATAAGAAGAATCAACATAATCTATTAAATTATAATTAACATAAAATTTTACATTTTTTCTCATAATATCTTTTAATACACTAGATGAGATATTGCTTACATTGGAAAAAATTGGGACTGGGTTGGTGATGTCTCCTAGAGGTACCCCAGACAAAGTAATTGTTGCATCATCAGTAACGACTGCAGATATTGGCAGATAGGTATCTTTACTATCTAAAGATTTATTAGTAGATACATCTATAAGATAAGGACTTACATCAACTTCTAATCTTGGAGAAACTTCAATAACTTGTAACAAGCTCATGTCATTTAAAACCGATGGGTTTGATGTATTGAATACTGTGCTTCTTGCATTTGCTATCAAACCTGTGACTGTAATGCTTTTTATATAAACATAATTTGATATATCACCATTTGGCAAAAACCCTGGCATAGTTGACCATTTGTCTAGAGTCAAAGCATTATTATTTAGATACAATACAATGGTTCCATTATCTGCAGGGTTTATTGTGTCAGATACTATCTGGCTTCCGTCTGATTTTGTAATTGTAACTTTAATTCCAGGCACGGCTAAATATGCATTAAGTTTAATCACAATTTTATTCATTGCAATTGGCTGCTGGTAAAATCCAGTTATTGATGGCGTATTTACATTATCTGAAATAAAATATTTGTATGATGAGATATCTGTCATTAATCCACTTTTATAAATTGGAAGCGGAGCAGAAGAATGGAAAAAACTTGGATTTGATACTACAGGGCTAACTGGCATATAAAATGGATTAGTTGTGTATGTTTTTAATAAACTTGAAGTGTTTACTTTTCTATAATTTGCTGGGAAGCTGTAATTTGAGTTACCAGTAGATACATAAGATTCTCCTGGTCTAAATCCAGTAAATGCTGAATCAGTAGACCAAACAGATCCGTATGCATAATCAAAAGCAGTTGTAGCGTACACTTCTGGCTGAGTATAGTAAACTAATGGATTTTCTGTAGCTGTGCTAAATTTATTAAAAATAAGTTGCAAAGTAAACGAAGAAAATGAATCATTACCTCCTACATATAATTCTAACTTTGTCCAGTTGTAAGAATTAGCCTCTATATTATTAGAGCCAAATTGTCTAGATCCCGATCCTTTTGCATAAGCATTTATCATAATTGGAGTATTTGACGCAGTGCTAACATAGGTTACTATTTTATAAGCAGTAGATGCTGGGGTGTGGTTTGCTGTATACAGAACTTGATCATTTGATCCAGTCATTTGAAAAGAAAAAGTATCAAAATGCGAATGTTTATTAGAATCTGTTACTGAATTTACTGTACCAGAAGTTTTTGTTATACTTACGGGAGAACCATCCCCAGCTACTGTGAGATAGGGTGCATTAAAAATATTTTGATTCCATTCAGCAGATACTACTGGTATTAATTTAACTGAAGATGATTTTAAGAACACATCATTGCTAACGCCAGATACAGATAACAATTAAACCTCCGTAAACTGCATGGTTACATCAACGTAATCCAAGAGTGTAAATCTTTTAGAAACTGTATATTTAAAATCTGTCATAAATACTTGAAGTATCTGATGATTACCAGTACTTGGAGATGCTAACTGAGATGGGACATGAGCGGTACCTGTTGTGTTATCTGTAGCAAATGTTAATTTAAGCCATATTGGTCTAAGGACGTATGCATCATAAAAAGCTTTCATAAAAGCTCCACCCATTTTGCCATCTACCGTAGGTTGATATGTTGGTATTGCTATTCCAGATTGAGATGTTATAGTTTGAGATGCAGAAGGCAATGCCTGCCAGCTTGTATCGTATATGGCTTTGTTTGCAACAACAAATTTTCTCATAGTTCCATTTGCCATTCTTTGAACCTGCTCAATTCTTTGCGGGGCATACTGAATAGGCTGACGATTATGGTCAGTTAAATCATACCAAGTATTACCATCTAAGGATAAAGAAATTCCAGCGTTTATGCTATACGACATTTTATGGTCCCAACCTCCTATACTTTCCATCAAGAACATTATGCGATTTATTCATTTTAGCACTAGTTGTTTGCAAAGCTTGCATAACACCCTTTTCTGCCATTTGAACAATTTCTTTTGGATCAGTAACACCAGAAGCATTAACTGTCAGATTTATATTATAATTTGAAACTGGACCAAGCGTACTGTCCGAAGGTCTATTAAATGACATGGGAACACTTCCTCCTGCTGCATATCTTTTTGTATTTAGTGCGTTCATAAAGCCAACACCATATTTAGATACTGAACTAGCATTCATTACATATTCACCATTTGAAAGCATAGCAGGGACCATATCTGATCTTGGGCCTCCTGGACCAGAAACAGATCCTCCATAAGCCATAGCTGAAACTTGTACTTCCCCAGTTTTTACATGGCCAACAACTTTGTATTTCTTTCCATCTCTTCCAGTAAATACAGTTCCAGGCTTAGCATTTGTCAAGTTATAAGATTTTGCTTCTTCTGTTGATACAAACATACCAGCAGCGGTGCTATCAACTTGAGGAGCTTTTTGACCACTATCAGCTGATACGTTAGCTGTTCCAGGTGCGCTTGAGGTTGGAACACTAGATACTTGGCCAGTGTATTCAGACATTGCAGGGCTTATTGAAGTTCCGTCAAAATAATATAAATATTTTTTCTTATCTTTTGGATTTGAATAAACAAAATAAGTTCCAGCTTTTAAGCTAGTTTGAATTGTTGCTTTTGCATCACTAGACAAGTTACCATTATCATTATAAACTTTTCCAACTCCCGCACTTCTTAATCCAGCATAATTATATTTACCAGATGCAGCTAAATCAAAAGGATTTGACTGGCTTCCACCTGATGCTTTTGATCCAAACAAATCTTTAGGAATGCTTGCCTCAAGTTCTTTAATGTAAGCATTTGTTATTGCTACCCCAGATGAAGTAGACGCAGTAGAGCTGCTTATTGAATTTAAAGCAGCTTGTTGATCTGCTATCGTAGAATTTAAATCAGCTATTTGTTGAGCAAGAGCATCTGATTGTGATTTTTGAGCATCTAAAACAGATTGAGCTTTATATTGAGCTGTGTTTGATTGTTGTTGTTGAGTTAATTGGGCTGCCTGTATATAGTTACCGCTAATCTCAGCAGTTTTAATTTGATTAGTAAGGTCTGTTTGCTTATTTAAATAATCATTTTGCTGCTTGATTGTATTTAATCGTGCTTGCTCAGATGCCATGGTAGCATCCAAAACTTTCTTTTGACTTTCAAGAACTTTAAGATTTTTTTGTTCAGCAGTTAATGTGTTTTGTGCGCTAGTTACTGATGCTGGTGGTCTACTTGCAGCTATTTGGGCTGCCTGAACTCCTTTTAGATATTTATCAAGATTTTTTGGATCAAAGAATTTAGTAACATCTGCTTGCGATTTAAAATTACCAACAAAACTTGTATCTATTCCAGCAGACTGCAATTTTGCAATCATCAAAAGCAAAGAAGGTAGGGATTGAGATCCTCCCATTACTGATTTTAATTTAGTAATAATTGGATCCCAAGCAGCCCCCTGACCCGCATTATCTAATGCAAGCTTAAGTTCATTAACCGCTTTGGCTGGGTCTTGTATTGATTTTGTCAAAGCGGACATTATTTCTTTAAGTTTTGTAAAAGAAACTTGACCATTTTGGGTTGCAGTGATTATACCCATTAAACCATTGCCGTAATTTCTACCTGCGTCTGTGAGTTCTTTATAGTTTGTTGCGACACCATCTGTACTTGAAGTTTGTTTTTCAAGTTGTGATATAAAGGTTGCAGTAGCAGAACTCAGATCTTTTGTTGAATTTGTTATATCATCCGTTATCTTTGGAATCAAAGATGATTTTCCAGCATAACTTAACATTGCAGCAACGAGCATTTTTACTTTATCCGCTGCCATGCCACTCATAACTTGTGCTGCTGCAAAAGATTTTATTGCTTGTGTGGCGTCATTATCATTCATTCCTTTAATGGAATTTGCCACCTCTTTGAATGGGTCATTAGATTTAAGTTGAGATATTTGAAGTGCCATTTGATCTTTTGTTTTACCCAAAGAAGCATTAAATAAATTAATAGCACTTGTGCTAGCTGTATAGGTTTCTTGTACGACTCTTAGATGATCTTGATGATCTTTTTTAACTTTTCCTATCCACCACGATAATGCTTTAACTGCTAGGACTGCTCCACCTATTGCAAGACCCGCTGGTCCTGAAGCACCGAACATCATGGCAGTTCCCGCAAGTGAAGCTGCGGAGCCCAAGGCACCCTTTGCTGCACTTATGTCTGTACCGCCTATATTAGATGGGATAGCATTAATAGCCATAGGGGCAGCCATTCCTAAGCCAGTTCCTACACCCATTCTCATGCCACCACTCATAGAGCTTAGCATTCCAGTTCCAGCTTCGCCTCTAAAATTTCCGTATCTCCACATGCTACCAAGACCGCTTGCTGCCGAGGCAATTCCATTGCCCATTGTAGACATAAGTTGTCCTCCGTTAGCATAACCAGGGATGTAACCGCCAGAATTCCACCCCTTAAGTCCTTTAGTATTAGGAGCTTTATAAGAGTTATAATGAATACCAAGAGAAGATTTCATGCGCTTTGTTTGTCCACGATATACATCGGAGCCAGTATATGAATATACAGGGGATCTTCTGTGGTGTGCTCCAATTGAGCCACCTTTAGCAAGATGAAGTGCTGCTGGTAAAGTTTTATTAGCATTTTCTAGCCATGTTTCATTTCCAGAATGAAGGAACATGGAACCATCCTTGGTATTGCCTTTCATTGCATCAATGCTAATTTTTTTACCAGTGGTTGGATCTGTGATAACTATAGAATCGGCACCCGTTGGACCTCTTTTTGCTTTAATATCATTTAAGGTTATAGGATTAAAAGCAGAATCTTGTTTATTAAATTGATCCCAAATATCAGAAAGATGTTTTGTGTAAGGGCTATTGCTGTGTTCTTTTATAACTTGATCCGATATCCTAAAATAAGGATTATTGTTATCAGTTAATGGCTCTCCGTTGGTTTTCATTCGATCAAGCTCAGCAAGATATCTTTCATTAATGGTAGTTTTTATTGATTCTATTGGAATATTAAAATTTTCACCGCTAAGTAGATGTGGAGCTTTTAATTGAAGCTGATCTAAAAGATGGCTTGTGGACCCATAAATTACTCCACTTTTACCTTTAGAACTTGCATATTTTTTAAGCATTTTAATATAGCTATCAATAGCTGTTCCATAAAGACCACCGCCTGCAAGCTTACCATTAATACTTTCTACAGTAGTAGGCTTTCCAGCTTCATCTAGCAATTCTTCTGCTTCTTGAGCATATAAACCTGAAGGTGGTTTTCTTACTACACCTGCGTATATAGCATTCTTTGCAGTTTGCAACATTCCATTTGGCAAAAATTTTGCTCCTTTAGGAAGAATTTTGCCTGTTGATTCATATATTGTTTTAGCTAATCCTCTGATTGAACCAGATTTAATATGTGGGGCACTTGTTGCTGCTTCTAATGCACTAATGCTTTTTAGTCTTTTTTGTGCGTTTGAAACATTTACCCCTTCTATTTCTGTAAGCACTTCTTCATAAGTAGATAATGTAGGTCCATAGCCAGACTTGTTTAAAGAAATATTTCCACCAACAGACATCCCTCTATTTGCTGCATTTAATAGTGAATAATTAGCAGCAGTTGTTTGTGGATCAAATACTGTTTCTCCTGGTGTAAGCATGGCCATCATAGTTCCGCCACTGCTAAATCTTGGTAATGAAGCTAACCCTGGATTTTTTTGACTTCCAGCTTTGTTAAGTACAAAACCTCCAATTGGAACTCTTGCAGGAACTGAGTCATAATTTACATTTGATGGACCAGGAACAACCGAACCGTGCTGAGATGGATCATATATAGACCCACCAGTTGCAAACCCTGGCAGCAATCCTCCAGCATTTTTTGCAACTATCGGTAAAAATGTTGTACCTAGAGGAGCCAATGCAGTTCCGATTGAAGAAAGCAAAGGAGAATTCATAGCTTCTGTTTGCGCTGCAGTTAACATAGTAAATTGATCGGTCAACTTAACTATTTCATTTCTTAATATTTCAAATGCTTTTGCATTGCTTGTAATTGCTTCTGGCATAAGATCCATTTGGTTTCTTGCTGCAATTACGCTTGTATCTAATTCTTGATAAAAATTACGCATGCCATGAAGACCTGCTAGGAATGCATTTTCTCCTGGCTCTGCGGATGCCAGACCTTGCTTAAACATTCTAATTGCATTTGCTCCACGCAATATGTTACCAATAAGGTTTGAGAACAAACCTACAAGCATGATAACTGGTCCAGCTATTAATAATCCTGCTGCACCCGTACCAAATATTTTACCAAGTATAGAAGCTGCTGGTCCAAGCATATTTGAAAATGATTTAAATGCACTAACAATACTATTTACAACATTACCTATTCTGGTAAATGCTTCCAAAAACGTTCTTCCAAGTGGTATTAAATCTGCTTGCAAACTTTGTTTCATAGTATTAAATCTTGCAGCTGGCGTTCCCTTGCTTTGAACATCTAATTCTTGTTGAGCTACTGCTGCTAGCTGTGCATCTGAGCTGCTGTAAAGACCAAGAACTTTTGATACCTGGGAATTACTATTTGTAATATTTTGCATAAGTGCTGCGACACGAACATATTGCTGCTTTCCAAAAATCTTTTCAATTGTTTGAAGTTTTTCATTTGTTGGCAGTCCTTCTAATGCTGTAGAAAGATCTTTTACCATGTTCATCGGGCTGCCCTGATTATCAGCAACAATTTGTTTAATGTTAATATGCATTGCATCTAATGCTTGAGTTGCTGCTTTTGTTGGATTAATTATAGAAGCCAACATAGATTTAATTGCGTTAGCACCTTGAGCTGCTGGCACACCAGATTCTTTTAATGCAACAAGAAAAGCTGTGAAGTCTTTATAAGATCCGCCCAGTTGTTGAATTACTGGACCAACACGTGGCAAAGCTTCAACAATATCTTGCATAGTTGTTGATGTAGAGTGCTTAGCAGCATTCAAGAAATCAATAGCTTGAGACACTTGGCCGCTTTGAAGCTTAAATACATTTTGCAACGATACCATTGAATTAGCTGCATCCGTTGCTGCTAGGCCACCTAGCTTTTGAAGCTTAACTGTAGCTTCTGTAGTATTAATAAGATTTTGACCCTCTAGACCAATTGCAGAAAATGTTTTTGCTATAGTAACAGTATCGGTCATAGATTCTCCGATAGTTCTAGCTAGTTTATCAGCTAAAGCAGTTACTTGTTTTTGTATTAAATCTAATGTTTGTTGTGATTGGACTACGGCATGAGATCCGTAAACCTTTAACATATCAGTCATTTGCTGATCAAAACTTAAATAAGCTTTAGAAGCAGCTGCGCCAAACATGGCAAGTGGCATTGTTAAACCGACAGTAAGTTGTCGTCCCATCCACTGTGTGTTTTTACCAAAATCAATAAGCTTCATAGATCCTTGTTGCAAGGCTGTATTTAATGCTTGTGTTTGGAATATGGCTTTTTCTTCTGCTGTTACGACGCCATTAATATCTGTAACTAATTTTGCATAACCTGGATTTAATGGGTCTGCAATGGCTATGGATCTATTTAATCTTGCCTGTGATGTAGCTAATGCATCTATTTCTGCAGAAGCACCTTTGGCACTATCCCGCCAAATTTTATAATAATTACTTAAGCTTAATTGCCCTCTAGATAGCTGCTGACCAAATTTAGTAACACTATCGGTCATTGCTACTTGTTGTATTGTAAATGCACGAGTTGAATTTACTGTAGAATCAAATTGAGCTTGTGCAGCTTTCATATCTGATACTACTGATGTAGTAAAGGGGCCACCAACAGATGTCTGTTGAAGCGATGTCATTGCTGCCTTTAGTTTGGCTACTTCGGCATATACTTGTTGAAATTGTGCGTTAGCAACAATATTTAATTGTATATTATTCAATTAGCCCCCTTCCACAACGTGTCCAAGTCCTAGTCCGATACCAAAGCCTTCTTGCTGTGCTCTGTAACCTCTAACCTTGGTCACATCTTCTTGTTCAGAAGAATCTTCTTCCATGTCTACACCTTGCAATGCTGCTTGGAATTTTCTTTCTCTTGCTTCTCTATCACGAGAAGCGTTGAGAATTGCAAGCAACTCTTCCATAGACAATGATGATTCAAGATCATCATAGTTCTTCCAGATACCTAGAAGAAAAACTTCAGATTCTAAAGAGGCGAGATCTAGAGATTCCCAGTTAGATTCGCCCCTTGGAAGTTTGGGTCGTCATTATTTAACTTTAATCCGCCCGCTACCTCAAGAATTTTCATAAGTGTTGGAGTTTCAAAATTATCCTCAAACAAATCTCTGTCAGTTGAAAACTCTGGTGCGAACTGCTCCATGCAAATCATTCCAGCTGTAATGAAAACTTCCATTGCTGCCTCATCTGTATCTGCTGTGCCGTCTTGAATTGGCTTAATTGCCTGCAAGAACTTCTTTAATTTATTTATTTTTAGTGGTTGTACTGTAATTTCTGTACCGTTAGACAACTTGATTGCAAGTGTGTCATATACTGTTGTTGGCATTTATTCTCCTTAGTTACCTTATACAAATTATATCAAAACGACTATATAAAACATAAATGCCCCCCTTTTTATCGGGGGACATTTATTAATTAACTATATTAAGTTTTAGAGAGATGAGTAAACTCTGTCAATAATAACGCCATATTCTGCGCCATCATACATGTCTTTATCATCTGGTAAGCATCGGAATTGAACTGGGAATACGGTTGCACCGTCACGCTTCAAAGCGTGAGAAGTGGTTTCAACCTGTACTACACGACGTGCAACGTATACACGCTCTTTTCCAAGAGTTGAAGCATCTACTGGAGAAGCCTCTGTTCCAAGGTTAGCTGGAGCTTGTCCAACTGCTACGATAGAACGTTCTACTGGAGCATCGCCAAGAGCACCTGCTGCAAGATTGAGCTGTGCATTCTTGTAGCCTGCTGTTGTATTTGATGCTGCTGTGAACACTGTATCACTTGAACCTGTCGAACCGCTGTAAGTAACTACAGGATCTGACTGACCGAATACTAAGTGTACGTTCTCAAGAGTACCCTCTGTGAGTTCTGTCTTAAGCATAACTTTAACAGTTTGCTTGAAAAGTCTAGCTGCGTCCAAAAGTTGATCAACAGTAACTTCACCGTAACCTGGCTCGTATGAAACTTCGAGACCAGTATTTGTGTATCCAACGTCTCTCCAATTTGGAGAAGCGTCTAAGTATCCAGCTGCTTTCTGAGCACCCCAAGCTAAGCCTGAGCTATCAATAGTTGTCTGTGGACGGGTTGCGTTAGTGCCTGTAGATACGAATACCTGTGCTGCACCAACAATTACATTTTTTACATTTGCTGCCATTTTTTATTTCACCACCTTTATTTTTTTTAAAGTTTGGCTTGAATCTTCCTCTTGCTCTAATAATAACATATTACCGCTATAATACGAATTTAGAAGCGTCCATTTTCATCAGTTTTTCTTGAATAATTATAAGAAAATACTACACTTCCTACCTGATAATCTCCTTCATTTCCAAAAGGTTCTGGGGAGAAAACTGAGTCTATCATAATATGATGATATAAAAAGTCAGTATTTCCTTCTAAATATTTATTCAAATCTACAGCACTTTCATCATATCTTCTAAACAAGTCCTGCATCAGACTTGATATTTGATTTATAACCTCATAATTTTGAGATATAATTGTTAGGGTAAAAGATTCTTCAGACATCCACCATTGGACTGGGACTTGCTTTAGTTCAAAATCGTAAAGCATATATGTCTTACCTGGAAGATAGTCATTAAATTCTGGTATTTGCTGTGCTGGAATAATAGGGTTTAAAGGTAAAGGCATATTGTCAACATAGTAATCAGATTGATTTAAAATTTCTGCTGACTGGATGTTGTCCCATATATAAGATCTTATATCTGCCGAAGGTTGGCTGTTATAATTTGTCATACTACCGCCTCATTTTTTGAATATTGTTTTAATAAGTTTACCACAGCTTTTTCTACTTCTGGAGCTCCCGCACCATTTTTATTTAAAACCTTGGCAAGTTCTGCGTCAATGCTTTCAACTATTCCAGAAGAAGATACAATAGATTGAACTTTTGTTGAATACCACATTTTAAAAAATTTTTCAAAAGAACCTTTTACTTCTCTACCACCAGGATTATAATTTTTTATTACAGTTCCTGCTGCAACGAATCTTAAAACTCCATTTTCTGGTAATGGGATATTTTTTGAAACTCTGTAAATTACAGGTGTGCCAGCTTCCATAACTTTTGCCTTGTCATAAAATATATGTCTTGAAGCAACAACCTTTCCAGTTTTACCTGGAATAAGTAACTCTGGAGCTATGGGTACTTTTGTTGTTGATTTTATAAAACCTGGTCTTACCACTAAAATTCCGTCAGTTGAATTTTCTCTAAATAAGAAAAACAACCTACCAGTTTCGGTTCCTACTTTATTCCATTCATAAACATGATGGTATTGTTTTGGAAAAGCTTTTGCTTGCAAGTTCATAGCTTTAACAAAAGCTTTTGCACTTAACGTAAATACAGCATCTGCAAACGCATCTAAAACTACAGTTGACTTTAATGCTTCAACACCAGAAATTTTTAAATCTAATTCCGCTGTAATATTAGCGATATCAAAATCACTTGCTTTCAGTGCTATCATTTTGTACACGAACTCTCTGTAAGGTTATTTCATAATGAGAAACTTTACCAAATGGATCTAATACTGCATGGGATCCCACTACTTCAAAAATTGTATCTGGATTATCGTATCTATCAATTTCAGTATAAACTTGCTGGCCATTGCTAGATTTAATACCAGATATTCTCCATCTTTTTGAAATTGGAGATAAACATTTCATTTTTAGCTCTAGCTTTTCTTCGTATTCGTTGTTTTTTCCAACATTAAATCTTTTACCATCGCCACGTTCTGAAGAACCGCTAGATTTTATAGGAGATATATTACATCTAATTGTTTCTTCATATATCCATTCTCTGGAAATTACTCCGCTTGTAGTGGACTGGGTGTTTTGCTGAACAAGAATGTCAGCCGTCATATTCATAACACTTCCCACTAAAGATACTGTCATTATATGATCACTATCCCTGTATTTCTGTAATTATCTAATATTTGATCTACTATTACATTTCCAGTTCCAGTAAAAGCTCCAGAATCTAATTGAAAGTTTATATCTCCTAGTTGTACCTTGTTGAGATATTTTTGTCTCCATTCAGAGTCTCTTGATAAATAATCTCCAGCCAATAAAACAGTACATCTTCTTACATCTTGAGGTACATATGGCCAACCTTTTTCTCCATACACCCTATATCTATATCCAGCTTTAAAACTTCCAGAATATTCTGACGTAACATCAAATGAACTGTCATAGGCAATTATATTTTGATAATCTTGGTTAATTATTCTTATAGCTCTATAGGTTGGAGTCAATTCAATATCAAACCCAAATTTATTAACTACTGGATCTGCCGTATAATCTATAGTTAGAGTTCCATTTTCATAAAGTTGATTTATCTGAAGCATTCTTTCCGTAAGCTCTAAAGCATCCGAACCGTTACCAAATATTTCCTGATCTCCCCAACCACGACCAAAAGTTTGACCAGCGTATGTTTCTATTTGCATACGGGCTATAAATTCTGCTGCCTGGATTTCTTCTTCAGTTTTATAATTTACATCTGAAGGTCTGGTGCCAAAGTTATAGTATTCAATTATGTCCGCAATGGATGCGTATGGAGTGTATATCTCATAAAAATCTTCTTGGAAAGTCTGCTGGCCATGTGTTGTATAGGACCAAGTGATCTTTATGACACGATTTAGGGAAGTAACACTACCATTTAAGTCTAGTGTATACTTCCCTATTTCTGGATCGTTATATGCCAATGTGGATGGCAATAAAACTGTGTCTGGGTAATCTGCATCAACTATAACGGCATAGACATCGCCATCTGCGTTACATAGCTGCTTTTTGTAATATATCTCAAGCTCAGCTGTGGCTGTTGTACCTCTTATTATTTGATGCATTTCTGCCCCCTATTTAATTATAAAACTCCTGAGCTTCTCTAGGAGTTGCTGGTCTAAAGCCTGGCTCAGTGTCAAAGATTCTTGTAGCGTCATCTTCCGTCATCGCTACGAATGGATGTTCCTGAGTAAAGGTATATCCATAAACTGTGTAAGAAGGATTAGCTTTGTCCATTCTTACTAAAATAGTTTTAGCTTTATCAAGCTTCACTTTCTTCTCTGTAATAGGCTTTTCAATTTCAACCTTTTCAGTTCCGCTAAACTTAGCGTACATATCGTACGAAATTCCATTATCCTCAAGCTCAAAAAGGATTGACTGCTTTGTAGCTTTTTCTGGCAATTCTACGCCAAAGGTCTGTGCTACCTTTTTTAATTCTGTAATTTTTAATGTATCAAATGACATATCTTTTCCTCTCATGTCGTATCTATTATACCATCTATTATATAAAGTATAAGGGGGAGGATTTTAAGTCCTCCCCGC